ACAAAAACAAACCTTAAGGAGGTATAATATATGTATGAGTATGTAAAAGGAAAGGCAATGTGGGCAAACATTACATCGCCAAACACGAGGTTCCAACCTCACAAGTATGGGTTAACTGTTCTTACAGACCCTGATACTGCATCTAAACTTGAAGGCATAGGTCTTAATCAAGTTAGAGATAGATCAGGTCAGGCTAAGTATGATGAACCTGCATTTACTTTCAGCAAGAGAGCAACTAGGAGAACCAAAAATCCTGATTACAATCCTCGAGGTGAGGAGAGTAATGAGCCAGAATTTATTGAGCTTCCTAATCCTGCACCAAAACTTGTTGATCCAGATGGTAATGATATGGATGTCAGTGTTGGTAACGGTTCAGAAGTAGTGGTAAAGATCAAGCCTTACAAGAATGACTTCGGACAATTTGCCGAGCTCATGGCTGTCAAGGTAGAGAACCTTGTTGAATATGTTGAAGGCAACACGGACGACAACGAGGAATTTTAATTATGATTATAACTATTACGAATGAAGATGTGGTTACTAACTTTGATGTTAATAACATTAGTGATGATGCTGTAAAGCAAGAAGCTACTGTTGTTGTACAGAAGGTTGGTAACCTACAGATCATTATTGAAGCTTTAGACTTTGCAAGTCGTACTCATCGAGCTAACTTAGAAGAGTTACTCAAGAGTAGAGATGAAGCTATTGTTCTACCAGAGCCAGAGGTAATGGAGGACGAAACAGACGACGATAAATCTTAGTCTTTAGGAGGGCTACTATGGAAGATAAAACTTGGGATAAGTTGAAACAACCCTGTCCACTTTGTCCGAGCAGTGATGCTGTTGGTATCAACGCAGACGGTTCGGCAAAGTGTTTCAGTTGTGGAGAATTTATGCCTAATTATAATAACGCATGTGAAGGAAAGACTATGACAGAACCACAAACAACACAACAAAAACAACCAGACAGTGTGCTTGAAGGCAACTTCATGGCATTGACAGATCGTAAAATCTCTCAGGCTACAGCACAGAAGTATGGTGTTAAGGCTGTGCAAGACTTGAAGGGTCAGGTCGTTAAACATTTGTATCCATATTACAATGGACATGAATTATCTGCTACGAAATATAGGAATACTATTAGTAAAGATTTCTTTGTTTCTGGTAGCTATAACGATACCGGACTATTCGGTCAACAGCTATTCAAGGGTGGCAAGTATGTCACCATAACCGAAGGGGAGTGTGATGCTATGGCGGCTTACGAACTACTAGGTAGTAAGTGGGCTGTCGTATCCATTAAACGTGGTGCTCAAGGTGCCGTCAAAGATATCAAAGAAAGCTTAGAGTTCTTTGAAGAGTTTGAGAATGTAATCATTGCATTCGATAACGACAAGGCAGGTAAAGAAGCATCGGTTAAAGTTGCTAGGTTATTTAAACCGGGCAAGGCTAGGATACTCACACTTCCTAATGGTTTCAAAGACCCTAACGATATGCTTCGTAGCAATAAGCACAAAGATTTTGTTGAATCTTGGTGGGCTTCGAAGGTATACACACCCTCTGGTGTTATCAATGTATCGGAACAACGTGAGAAGTTTCATAACCGAGAGAAGAAACCAAGCGTACCCTATCCTTATGAAGGACTAAACAAAAAGCTGTATGGCTTAAGACAGGGAGAGCTTGTAACTTTAACAGGTGGTACAGGACTTGGTAAGTCTAGTGTAACTAGAGAACTAGAACATCATCTTATTAAAAGTACTACAGACAACGTAGGTATCATTGCATTAGAAGAAGATTGGAGACGTACCATTGATGGTATACTTTCCATTGAAGCTAATGCAAGATTGTATGTTGATGAAGAACGTGAGAAGTTTTCTAAAGAAGAACTTGATAAGATGTTTGATATCTTGTATGATGGTGAGAATAAAAACAGAGTATGGGTTCACTCACACTTTGGCACCAATGACATTGATGATATCTTTACCAAGCTTCGCTTTATGATTATAGGATGTGACTGTAAGTGGGTGGTCATTGACCATTTACATATGCTGGTCAGTGCTGTACATGATGGAGACGAGAGACGAGCTATTGATGCTATTATGACTAGGCTTAGAAGTTTAGTTGAAGAGACAGGTGCAGGTATTATTCTTGTATCACATCTCAGAAGAGTTGATGGTAACAAAGGACACGAGAATGGCATAGAGGTTAGCCTCTCTCATCTTCGTGGCTCTAATAGTATAGGACAACTATCAGACTGTGTGATTGCTTTAGAACGTAATCAACAATCAGACGACCCAGAGGAAGCTAGGACTACAAGACTTCGTGTACTTAAATCAAGATACACTGGTGATGTAGGTCTGGCGGCTAGAGTTGTCTATGATGGTGAGACCGGTAGATTATCTGAACTAACAAACGATGATATAGAGTTTGATAACTCTACCTCGGAGGCTTTTTAATATGGATTTAGTATTTGATATAGAAACTGATGGACTAGATGCTACTAAAGTGTGGTGTCTTGTTGCTCAAGATGCAGAAACAAAAGAGGTGTATAAATTTACACCGGACAATCTAGATGAAGGCTATAAGTTTTTAACTACAGCCACTCGTTTGATTGGACATAACATCATAGGGTTTGACATACCTTTAGTAGAAAAGTTTGGAGGAGTAGACCTTAGTGCTATAGAAGTTATTGATACGTTAGTCTTATCTCGACTGTTCAATCCTACTAGGGATGGTGGTCATAGTCTAGCAACTTGGGGGTACAAACTTGGATACCCTAAGATTGAGTTCGAAGACTACTACAATTATTCAGAAGAGATGATGAACTATTGTGTAAGAGATGTAGAATTAAATACCAAAGTATTAGAAGAACTTAGAAAAGAATCTAAAGGCTTTGAGAAAGATTGCATATCTATTGAGCAGGGAGTTGCTAAGATTATGAAGCAACAAGAAGCTGATGGGTTTGAGTTTGATATGCCATTAGCTCTTGGCTTGTTGGCAGAACTCAGAGAAAAGAAACAACTGATTGAATCAGAGGTACATGAAACGTTTAAACCTAAATGGGTAGACACAAAACAAGTCACACCCTACATAAAGAAAGATGGCAATCTATCTAAGCGTGGTATGACTGATGAAGAGTATCAACGTTGTTTAGATACAGATAACTACAATCCTTTTATGAGACAAACTCTACAAGAGTTTAATCTTGGTTCTCGTAAACAGATTGGAGAATATCTTATTGACTTTGGTTGGAAGCCTGATAGGTTTACACCTACTGGACAACCTATTGTTGATGAGAAAACTTTATCCAAGATCACACACATCCATGAAGCTAAACTTATTGCAGACTTTTTATTGTTGCAAAAGCGTATAGCTCAGATTGATTCATGGGTTGAAGCTGTCAAGGATGATGGCAGAGTACATGGATTTGTTATTCCTAATGGTACGATCACAGGTAGGATGGCTCATAGAAATCCTAACGTTGCTCAAGTACCTTCACATGGTAGCCCATACGGTAAAGAATGCAGGTCTTGTTGGATTGTTAAGGACGGATACAAACTTGTAGGTGTAGACGCAAGTGGATTAGAGCTACGTATGTTAGCACATTATATGGACGATAAGGAGTATGTAAATGAAATTATTAACGGAGACATTCACACAGCTAACCAAAACTTTGCTGGTCTTAAATCAAGAGATCAGGCAAAAACTTTCATCTACGCCCTCGTTTACGGTGCCGGAGATGAGAAGATTGGAAGCATCATTAAAGGAAGCAGAACAGCAGGTAAACAGTTGCGAGAACGCTTTCTTAGTAGTCTACCAGCATACCGAACTCTTAAGGAGAGAGTTGACAGAGCAGCTACAAAAACGTTCCTCAAGGGGATAGACGGTAGGAAGCTTTACATTAGAAACAAACATGCTGCATTAAATACCTTGCTTCAAGGAGCAGGTGCTATCTTAATGAAGAAAGCATTAATTATGTTAGATGATATATTAAAACTTAATACCATTGACTATAGGTTTGTTGCTAATATACATGATGAGTGGCAGATCGAAGTCAAAGAATCACAGGCTGATTTTGTTGGAGAGATGGCAGTCAAATGTATTATAGATGCAGGTGAACATTTTAATCTACGTTGTCCTATGGATGGCGAATACAAAGTAGGAGGTAATTGGAGTGAGACACATTAA